TATATGTTGACAAAGATTTATCTTATTCTGATGCTGTCAAATTAATGAATAAAAAACTTGGACGCAAAGAATTTAAAGAAGAAGTTGAACTTGATGAAGGTAAGATGGGTGACCAGTGGAAGAAGGGCGCCAAGTCAGTCAAGTCTGGTCCTTTCGAACTTATGCGAGGCAAGAGTGGTGTTCATGCTATTATGCAGAACGGTAAGAAACTTGGTGACTTCTCATATGACGATGAAGCAGATAACTTCGTTGCAAATATGAAGGGTATGAAAGGTCAGTGGGTAGGTAATGATATCGACTCTCTTATCAATCATCTTCAGAAGGTTCACAAAGAAGAAGTTGAACTTGATGAAGCATTTGATAAAGATATTGAGATGGGTATCAGTAAGGGCGAAAAAGTTAGGATGACCAATCCTAAATCATCCGCTCGTCACGTCGTCCATAAGATCAAGGGAGACAAGGTTGTTATACATAGAAACGGAAACCCGGAAGATGAAGTTATAATGCCACTTAGTAGAATAAAGAGAGTTAAGAAACTTGCTCAGCAGTATAAAAAAGAAGGATATACTTCCAGTCTTGAAATGTCTGATGTTCAGATGAAGAAGCGTGAAGAAATTGTTAAAGGTATGAAGAAAAGCAGTGGTGATTTGAAAAAACGTTATGGCGATCGTTGGAAAGATGTTATGTATGCAACTGCTACAAAACAAGCGATGAAAGAAGAAATGGTAGATGAAGCTCGTGGTCGTCCAAAGAAAGAAGATGATGTATCCACTGATTCTAACTTTGTTATGCAGATGAGGAAAGCAATTTCTCTAAATGGTAATAAAGTAAACTTCTTAGACGGTACGTCATCACAAGTTTCTAGTAGAGATGCACAACAATTTATGATAGTATATAATAAACAAAAATCTTCTATCGATAAAGGTAGATTGATGAACAGCGCCCATAAAAGCTTGAAACATTTTAAAATGGCTCTACAAGGTAAAATTGAAAAGCCAAAAAATCCATTAGACTTAGATTGAGGAGAAAGTAATGTTAGAAAGTGAATTGAAAAAAATGTCAAAAAAAGAGTTAGAAGATCATGGGAGAACTCTTGATATTGAGTTAGATAGACGCGAATCAAAGTGGAAACTAGTACAACAGATTTTAGAAGCAGAAGCGAATGTATATTTTGCTGAAACTGAAGAAGAAGTTGTAGAAGAAATTTCAGTTGTTCAACCAGAAACTGTATCAACTAACTCAGAGTATGTTCTAGAAAAGAATGGTTCATTCTGGACTGTTCAATATAATGGTAGAGAAGTAAAGAAATCATCAAGTTTAGAAGTATGTCAGAGATTTATTGCTTCTAGATAATTTATATTATGCCGAGTAGGATAATTGATTAAAATCCGAAAAGAGAAAGGAAAATAAATGTCAAATTGGGATTTTAGAAGAGAAAGTACAGCCGTTGCATCAGGTGCTAATACTGTAGCTGGTATTGTTGCTGGTTATCAACCATTCCCAGAAGCCGATAATTTGGCTTCTAAGAGAAACGTTATTGCAACTAGAGTAGGTTGGGTTCGTCGTCAAAATAAAACTGATATGCATGGTAGTACCCGCACTATCGATGAAGTTTTAGTCGCGGCTGCTCCAGGTTCAGGATTTTTCTACACATCCAATACATATCTAGGTAAAACAGATATCGCACAAATGTATGTAAAGTTAAACGCTAATGGCGTTATTTCTGCTAACGTGTCTGCAAACCTTTATGTTGTATTCAACGGACCAATTAAGTTTAAGAATAGTGGTAACGCATTATCAATTAATCTTTCTAACACTGCCGGTGGTAATAACGGTGTTGCTAGATTTACCGCACAAACAGCATCTAATCTAATTGGTGCTAATAATACACTGGTATTTACAATGCCTGCTCTACAAGGTGGATCTGGTTCTGCTAGGGCTACATATCATGTTAATGCACAAGCGATATCTGTAACTGGTATGCCACTGTACAACCCAGAAGAAGGTGTTGCTTATGCTGCTAACGTTACAATTACTGGCGCTGTCGCTAATAACCTTACTAATGGTGCCGGCACTCGCATTACTAACTTCCAGGTTAGCCCAAAAGGCGTATAAGGATATAACTAATGGCAGATAAGAAGGTATCACAGCTTACAGCTTTGACAAGTCCCAATGATGAAGACCTTCTTCTCATTGTGGACGATCCTAATGGAACGCCTGTAAGCAAGTCGATTACCGTAAAGACTCTCCTAGGCGCGTTACCGTCAAATACTTCTATCACAGGAAGTTTGACGGTATCCGCTAATGGGTCATTTACTGGTAGTAATGTTAATTTCACATCAAACGTTGTAGTGACTGGTACAACTACAATGTCTCAGATTGTTGGTGCTACTAATCGTATCACAATCAAGACAAGTAAAACACCAGGAACAAATAACTCAACAACCGAGTTTGGATCTCCTACCACTGATAGACCCCATGATGGTTCTATCTTCTGGGATTCAAACTATCTCTATTTGTGTACATCAAATACAGTGATTAAAAGAGTAGCTTTATCAGTGTTCTCATAAGGAGAAATAAATGTTATATTATTTGTTATCATTATTATTAGCGTTACCGTTATTTGTTACTTGGTCATATAGAGGCGGTTCAATACCCAATCAACAGAGTTGGGGGTTTCTGGGTAAATCCAGACCCCTTACTCTATTGGGCACACCTTTATTTCTTTTATTATCAATGACGGCGATAATTTGTAACAAACAAGATTTAGGTCTTGTTGGTTCTAGTTTAGCAGTTATTGGATTTTTAACATTCTTTGCTGCCCAAGCTACTGGATGGGGCAGACAAATGGATCTTGGTCGTAACGACAGACCGGATGATGAATTAGGTTGGCAGATTAGAGATATTTTCTTTACAGAAAAATCTTCATTTAGTAGAGACTTAACTGGTCTATATATGAGAATGGCTCAATTTTTAATTCCCGCCGCACTATGGTATTTTGTCACTCCAATGATGGCTTTACCATGTGTTGCCCTAGCATTATTAGCACCATTGTTATGGGTTGTCGAACATAAAAAGTTTTATCTAAAGGATTTAAATCCCGCTGAACATGCACCATTTGGAGGTAAACTAGGACATTCATGGGTGGAATTTTATATAGGAACAATGTTGTTTGTCTCAACGGTTATCGCAAATACAGTAATCTATATGACATGAATTTAACTGATCTGAATTTGGAATTATATGCTGCTAAGTATTATAATAATCCTAATTGTGTAGATATGGAAGAATTTTATGAAGATTTCAATAGATTAAAATATGTGAAAAGACTTATAAAAAGACATGCTGAAGGTGGTGAATTAAAAGAAAGATTGATTCTTAATCATATTGTCATTTTATACAATGTGTTTGAAAATGAAGCGTGTACTAGAATGATTTACTTTAGAATGAAAAAGTATCTATCTTATGTTGCACCATTTCTTATTTTAATAAGAAGAATGCCTAAAAAAATATTGGATGAAAATAATAATATATATTATACATCTAATATTAAGTTAGATGAACATGTGATAGAAAAATTAAGGAATATTTAATGTCACAGACAGTAGATTTATTTTTAGTATATCATTTCATAAAAAGATTGTCAACACCTTTCAACGAAACTAAGGCTTTTCGGTTAGGACTGATTGATGAGAAAGGAAAGAAATTAAAGAAAGCGTCTTCTTCAGAAGAGAAGAACGCAATGACTTATTATGATCGTTTGATATTCAATCTCAAAAGACTTCTATCTAAAGTTGGAGTAGAAAGTAAGTTTACGACATTTGCCGCAGCACTATTTCTTATCAAAGAAGGGAATAAACCTAAAGATAAGAGAGTGACTTACATATCAGAAAGTGAATTTTATGAGTTTAAGAACGAAAATAAGAAACTTTTGTTGAGTTTAATGAATGAAGATGCTCCTGTTAATGCTGTGGGTGGTGGCAATATTGCTGGTGCTGGTCCTGGTGAAGATCCACCAATGAGAAAAAAAGTTATTGATAGATATAGAAAGAAAAATAAAGCACAAGCAAATACTGTAGGTCGTAAAGTCTATTCGATGATAAGGACGACCTGATGGCTCAGTGGCGTAAAGATATACAAGAATATGATGGTCAATCGACTCGTCATGAAGTACAAATTCGAGCAGATCAATACGGTAATTTGTTAGGTGAAGGTGCAACACATAAATCTGCATTTGGTGAACTTATATCAATACCTATTACACCAGTAATTCAGTTGGATGGTCTTTACGGATTAACGTCAAATAAATTCGAAACATTTGTTGGTGCTGCTAGTGGTACCGCTAATACAACTCCTACTCTTATGCAAGTTGGCACAGAATCTGGCATAGGAGGATATGGTGTTATTCGTTCTAGAAGAGTTGTTAGATATCGCCCAGGACAAGGAGCTTTGTGTAGATTTACGGCAAAGTTTCATACAGGAACCGCAGGATATACACAAAGAGCAGGGTTTTTCGCACAAGAACAAGCACTTCAAATAGGATATGATGGCACGTCTTTTGGTATTCTAAGAGAAAATGGCGGTAAAGCTCATATTCACGTATTTCAAATAACAACACTAGATGCTGGAGATGTTACTGTTGAACTTAATGGAACATCATACGCCGCAGTTACAGTATCTGGTACTACATTAGGTGATAGAATTGCTTCACTTAGTGTAGGTCTTTTATTAGACAACAGTTTCTCCGCAGCATGGATACCTGAATATGATAATACGAAGATTTGTTTTCTTTCTACAAGTCTTGGTGTTAAAGGCGGTGCTTATTCTATGTCTAGCACAGCAACAATCTCTACAACAAATAGTACTATACAAACGGGAATATCTACAACAGCTACTTGGATACCACAAACATCGTTCAATGTAGATAAGTTAGATGGAAATGGTCCAAGTGGTGTATTATTAGATCCACAAAAATTAAATGTGTATCAAATAAATTTTCGTTGGTTGGGCGCTGGTGAAATGAGATTCGCGGTAGAGAATCCAATTAATGGTGATATGATATTTTTTCACCATATTCATTATACTAATCAAAATACAGATGTACATATTGATAATCCTTCATTAAAAATTGGTTATGTGGCAGCAAGTCTCGGTGGAACTGGGACGAATGTTATAGTTCAAGGTGCATCAATGATGGGCGCTGTAGAAGGATTAATATCACCTACAGCACAACCAACTTCTGCTACAAATACTAGAACTGCAGGAATGAGTTCTGGTACAGAGTGGACTGTTCTGGGTATTAAAAATAACGTTATTCACACTAATAAAATTAACATGAGAGAGATGATATTAAAGTCACTCAGTGTTGGTGGCACAACAGCAGGTGGAGCACCACTCACAGTAACGATGTGGTATAATCCTGTAACCATTGATAATCTGGTTTGGTTGCCAAGAGGAAATGAATCTGCTTCGTCATATAGTACAACAGAAACAAGTGTAACAACAACAGGTTTAATACCATTATTTTCTATTTTACTTTCTGATAATGCTTCAGAAATTGTAAACCTAGATGATTTGAGAATAGTAATTCCACCCAATAATGAAATTGTAGTAACAGTAATATCTACTGCTAATATCAATAGAGCGGGCGTTGCATTAACTTGGTTAGAAGATTAAGGAGAAAAATATGTTAGAATGGTTAGGTTCAATTTTAGATCACATTAACTGGTTCTGGTTAATTGTAGGTCTATTAGTTGGTTGGAACGTATTACCACAACCAGCTTGGGTTTCTAGTTCAATCGCATGGATTAAGAACAAAATTAAAGGCGCAGGTGCGTAATGTCTCGTATCTTAGTTCCTTTAATTCTTCTGTTAATCATCGGTGGATTAGGCGCCGGTGGTTACTTCTATACGCAAATGCTTGAAGCTAAACTTGAAGCACAAGAGCAAAAAACTCAGCGCGCATTAGAAGTAGCAGAAGAACAAAAGGTAACAATGGAGAGAATGCAAGCAGACATTCAAAAGATGGCTGAAGTTCAACAAGAGTTGAATACCAAGATAATTGCCGCTGAACAGAATGTAGTTAATCTAAATAATAAGTTTGATACAGACTCTAGCGGCAAAGCGCGTGACATTGGTAGAAAAGCAATAGAAGATCCAGTCAAATGGAGCATAAAGATAAATAGAGCTACAAAGGATGCTTTGAGATGTAATGAGTTGGCTTCTGGTGCTGAGGCACTACCAGATGAGAAAAATAGTCAATGTCCAGAGCTTGTGCCTGGTGGTGGATACGAAACCCAACCTAAAGAAGAGAAAAAACAATGAAAAAGATACTTTCATTAGTAGCCGTTTCTTTTCTTGTTGTCGGATGTCAGACTTCCAGTTTGAATGAGTTTTTAATGAAACCAAAGGTAGTTGAAAAACCAAATTTGGTAGTACAGACACCAAGACCTGTACAGAGTAAGAATGTAGAGTTTGTTATTATTACAAAAGAGAATGTGGATGAAGTTTTTAGTAACTTAGAAAAAAGTGGACAGGATATGGTTTTCTTTGCACTTACTGACGATGGATATAAAGCCTTGTCACTAAGTGTTGCAGATATGAGACGTTTTGTTATTCAACAAAATGCCGTAGTAAAAGCGTATAAAGATTATTATGAAACTAAAAAAGAAGAGAAAAAATGATATCAGAACCAAGAAAATGTAAATCTTGCGGGCATCGATGCCATTGTTATGCTCCAGAATGCAAAGAGTGTATTAATGACGTTTGTACAAAGTGTGACTGTAAAGAAAAATAAAAGAGAGTACCATGTCAGATCTGGAAACAGAAGTCAAGATTCTGCAAAAGGATCTGATTACATTTCAATCTATCCTGGATAAGTTCGATACCACAATATCGAAACTTACAGAAATAAGCAATAATCTAGCAAAAGTTATTGCTGTCCAGGATAGTAAAATCGAATCACAAGAAAAAGCAATAGAAATTATTCATAGAAGAATAACAGACACCCAAGAAGAATTGGGTAGTCAATTAAGCGAACACTATAAAGTTATTCTAGAGAAAATCAAAGAATTACAAAACGAACAAAAAACTCATGCACATGAGATGTCATCTAGAGTTGATGCATTAGAGAAATGGAGATATATAGTTATTGGTGGTTCTATTGTATTAGGTTTCTTACTTTCTAGAGTAGATTTTATCAATAAGATTCTAGGGTGACAATACGAATTATAGTACCTGTCAACCATTTTGTCAACTAAAAAAAGCAGTTGACAGAAATTATTTTATTATGTATACTTTGAATAATGGAGGTACGAATGCTTTGGATTGACACAAAATACGCAGGTCTTATTTCGCCAAAATTAGATAAATGGAAAGTTAAGCAGACAAATCCCTTTGTCGCTAATTTTCGTTGTCCTATTTGTGGTGATTCGGCTTCTAATCCTAATAAAGCCCGTGGTTATCTTCTTCAACATAAAAACAGTATGATGTTGAAGTGTCATAACTGTGGAATTTCTATGGGATTAGATAAGTTGATAGAAAAGCTTGATTCTTCTCTATATCAACAATATAAATTAGAAAAATTTGGAAAAAAATTTGAGAAAAAATCTTTCGATTTTAAACCTAAATTTGAAACAAAAAGTATCGAAGACCTTCCAGATTTTATCGAAAATATCACAAATCTAGATGTAAATCATCCGGCAGTACTATATTGTAAAAGTAGAAAACTACCAGATTATAAATTAAAATACATCTACTATATTGATGATGTCTCAAGAATTACAGAGGTAGTAGAGAAATATAAGAATCGAATTAAGACTAACGAAGGTAGGATCGTATTACCATTTTATTCAAAAAATAATGATATAGTAGGATTTACTATGAGAGCGATTGATAAAAATCCTCTTAGATATATAACTATTCGACTTCGTGAAGATGAACCTATGATATATGGATTAGAACGGATTAATTTAAAGAAAAAAGTTGTATGTGTAGAAGGTCCTATTGATAGTTTATTTTTGTCTAATGCAGTTGCTGTCAGTGGTGCTGACATGAAGAAAGCCACGGAGATTTTACCAAAAAACACTATTTACGTTTTTGATAATCAACCTAGAAATAAAACTATTTGTAATTTACTTGACAGAATGATAAGAAATAATTATACTGTTTGTATCTGGCCGAACAATCTCTATGGTAAAGATATCAATGATATGGTTTTGACTGGATACAGTGTCGAGAAAATTATATATAATAACTCATATTCAGATCTAGGTGCTATGTTAAAATTTAATGAATGGAGAAAAGTGTAATGTCATGGCCACATAAGAATAGACCAAGAAAAGGTCGTAGAAAAATTGGATCAACCAAACGTAAGAATGCCAGTAAAAACCGTAAGAGGAAATAATGTTTAACGAAAAACATATGTTCTATATAATTATAGCTACAATAGCCATAATTATTGCTATTCTTATTCCTATGAATGTTAACGCAGAAGAAATCAAAATTAAAGATATATATAAAACCCAACAAAGAGCGATACCTAAAGTAGAAACTGTATGTACAGATAGACAGGTTCCGATATATAATAATCAACAATCATCTGATGGTTCTTCAATTTTAGGAACTATCATTGGTGGTGTAGCAGGTGGATTACTTGGATCTACAGTAGGTAAGGGTACTGGAAAGAGTGTTGCTATAGGTGGTGGTGCTGTTGCTGGTGCTTTAGCTGGTAATCAAGTTGGTAAAAACATGGGTAGTAGTAATGATGTTGTTGGATATCAGAATGTACAACAATGCACTCCTCATACGAGGTATGATTATGTAAATGAAGAAATATATAGTCATAGCGAAATCACTTTCTGGTACAATGGACAATATAAAACATTAACATTTATTAAGTGAGGTTTTATGGAATATTTTGATTATAGTACACGATTGATTTCTATGACCGAACCGTTGATTGATGACGTAAATACATCCGAAGAACTTGTAGCATTCTGTGCAAGAGTTTCAAATCCAACAAATCAAACAAACAACGAGACCGCAGGAAAACTTCTATCTTATTGTAAAAAGAATTCTCATTGGTCTATCTTTGAGATGGTAGACGCAACAATTGAGATTAAGTGTACAAGAGATATTGGTAGACAGATTCTGCGGCATCGGTCTTTCAGTTTTCAAGAATTTAGTCAGCGATATGCTGAAGCACAGGATTTTACATGGAGGGAACCAAGACTACAAGATTCAAAGAATAGACAGAATAGTCTAGAAGGAGTAGACAAAGACACGAGAGATAATTGGCAATTGATACAGACAAATGCCTTAGTTCAGGCCAAGAAAGATTATCAATGGGCATTGAATATGGGTATTGCTAAAGAAGTAGCAAGGTCTATTTTACCAGAAGGGCTCACGATGTCTACAATGTATATGAAGGGTTCTCTTCGTTCTTGGATTCATTATTGTGATCTTCGTATGGGTAATGGTACACAAAAAGAACACAGATTAATCGCAGAAAGTTGTTGGCAACTATTATCTGAGAAGTTTCCAACCGTATTTTTAGAGGGAAATTAAATGCAAAATCATCTTCCAACCGAATATCAACAGTTTATTCATCTATCACGTTATTCACGTTTTATGTGGGATAAGGGTAGACGTGAGAGTTGGACCGAGACTGTAAGTCGTTATTTTGATTTCTTTGAAGAAGATCTAAATGACAAACATGATTTTAAATTAAGTAAAAAAGACAGAGACGAACTAGAAGATGCTGTATTAAATCAAAAGGTAATGCCCTCTATGCGGTGCCTTATGACTGCTGGTCCAGCATTGAAGAAAGAGAACGTTGCCGGTTATAACTGTTCATATCTTGCGATTGATCGTGTTCAAGCATTTGATGAATTACTTTATATTCTTATGAATGGTACTGGTGTAGGATTCTCAGTAGAACGCCAGTTTGTTACTAAACTTCCCGTTGTTGCCGAAGATTTCTTTGATTCAGATGTAGTAATCACAGTGGCAGATTCTAAGATTGGTTGGGCAAAGGCACTCAAGGAACTTATTGCTCTTCTCTATCAGGGTCAAGTACCTTCTTGGGATACTTCTAAAGTACGTCCAGCCGGATCACCATTAAAGACTTTTGGTGGTCGCGCATCTGGTCCAGAACCACTTGAAGATCTTTTCAAGTTTGTAACCTCAATTTTCCGTGGAGCTGCTGGTCGTCGTTTATCTTCGCTTGAATGTCATGATATCGTATGTAAGATTGCTGAGATTGTAGTTGTAGGTGGTGTTCGTCGTAGTGCTCTTATCTCACTATCTAATCTATCTGATGATCGTATGAGACACGCAAAGGCAGGACAGTGGTGGGAACAAAACCCACAAAGAGCACTTTCAAATAATTCAGCATGTTATACAGAGAAGCCTGATATTGGTATCTTTATGGAAGAATGGTTATCTCTATACAACTCTAAGTCAGGTGAACGTGGACTGTTCAATCGTGAATCTGCAAAGAAGCAGGTAGCAAAGACAGGTCGTAGAGATGTAGATCATGAGTTTGGTACTAATCCATGTTCAGAGATTATTCTGAGAGACCGTGAGTTTTGTAATCTTTCAGAAGTTGTGATTCGTTCTACAGATAGTCTAGAAACACTAAAGGAAAAGGTACGTCTTGCTACTATTCTTGGAACGTTTCAATCAACATTAACAAACTTTAGATATCTATCAAAGAAGTGGAGAGAGAATTGTGAAGAAGAACGTCTTTTGGGTGTTTCATTAACAGGGATTATGGACAATGATCTTACAAATGGAAAGAGTGAGAAGAGAGGTAACATTAAGACTCATCAAGTTCTACAGGAACTTAAAACCGTCGCAATCGAAACAAACAAAGAGTGGTCTAAGAAAATCGGTATCCCACAGTCAGTTTCGGTTACTTGTGTTAAACCTAGCGGCACTGTTAGTCAACTTGTTGATGCTGCCAGTGGCATTCATGCACGACATAATCCTTACTATATACGGACGGTGCGTGGAGATAAAAAAGACCCTCTGGCGATCATGATGAGAGATGTTGGTTTTCCTGTTGAAGATGATGTAATGAAACCAGAACATACTTATGTGTTTTCATTTCCAATGAAGTCACCGGATAGTTCTGTGTTTCGAACTGATATGTCTGCAATTGAACAGTTGGAACTATGGAAGACTTATCAAGACGCTTGGTGTGAACATAAACCTTCTGTAACTATTTCTGTCAAAGAACATGAGTGGTTAGAGGTTGGTGCATGGTGTTATAAAAATTTTGATTATATGTCCGGTGTATCATTCTTACCATTTTCTGATCACACATATCGTCAAGCACCATATCAAGATTGCACTGAGAAGGAATATCAGCAACTATTAGAGAAGATGCCAAAGAATGTGGATTGGGCTCTTCTACAGAATTATGAGACAACTGATCTAACACTTGGAGCGCAGGAAATGGCTTGTGCCGCTGGAGGATGTGAAATTATTTAAAAGATTAAAAGTAACTCGGAGTATCAAATGGAAACAATAACATGTGAGGAGTGCGGAGCAGAATTTGATATACAACATAATGAAATAAATAAGGTCGCATACTGCCCATTCTGCGGAGAAGTCTTTCAACAAAATGAAGACTTCGATGAATGGGCAGAAGACCGAGAATTTTGGGACGATGAAGACGAATAATGTATGATAATCCTTGGATGTACCAGGGAGAAGTATTTGATGAGAATTTAGTTGACAGGTATCATGGTTTCGTTTATTGTATTACTTGCCCCGATGGTAGAAAATATATTGGTAGAAAGACATTTTGGTTCATGAGAAAAACTCGTGGGGCGAAGCGGCGTAGTCGTATCGAAAGTGATTGGCGTGATTATTATGGTTCCAGTGATGTTGTGAAAGATCTTATAAATCAATCTGAGACAAGTAATTTTCAAAGAGAGATACTATCATTACATAAGACTAAAGGTGAAATGAACTATACTGAAGTTAAAGAGCAGTTTCAGAGAAATGTTTTAGAATCGTCGGAATATCTCAATGATAACATCAATGGCCGGTATTTTAAATCGAGAGTGGAGAAATGGTTAGAATAATGATGATGAAATGGAGCTGAATATGCAAAATGAATTGCCAGATCATTTGGGTGGTCAAAATGGTAGGAGTTGGACGGATGATGGATCGCTTAATATTATGTGGAATCTTGGTTGCCGAAAGATGCTTGATGTCGGCTGCGGATTTGGAGGTCAAGTTAAATTAGCAGAATCTCTTGGATGGGAATCTTATGGCGTTGATGGTGATTGGACAGTCCTTCCTAAAGAATCCAATTTTCATTTAAATGATTATACAAAAGGAAGTCCTACTTTAACTTATGAAGTTGATTTAATTTGGTGTGTAGAATTTTTAGAGCATGTAGAAGAAAAGTATATGGACAACTATATGTCTACATTTCAAGATAGTAAAGCAAAATATCTTATCGTCACCCATGCTGTACCAGGACAAGCCGGTCATCACCATGTTAACTGTCAAGAGAAAGATTACTGGCTAGATGCTTTCAAAAGATATGGATTTGAATATGATGAAACACTTACTAAACAAATTCGAGAAGAATCTACTATGAAAAAACCTTTTGTTGCCAGAACAGGATTAGTATTTAAGAGGAGTTAATAATGTTGTATAATGATGTATATAAAAGTTCTCATAAAACTCTTGATAGGTATCCTCTAAATGATGTAGATTTAACTGAGAAAGGTATTCATCTATATAGAAAACTTCAGGCAGAAATTAAACACTTTCAAAGATTAAAACAAGTTGACCAAGAGAACTTAGACTATTATAATGTAGGATTAATAGTTCATAAAGGATTTGTTGGTTCTAGTGTTGACGTTGAAAGGGCTTTAAAAGAATTCGAAAATTTCGAGGTATCGGTATCTAAAAATTCTAACAATATTCTTTCAATGAATAGAGATAAGTCTAGATTATTATATAATATATCATTACTAATCTATCCCCACATTTATAAACTTATTGGAGGAGATGAACGAGAAGTAGAAACCAAGTTCAGAAATAACACATTTGCTCAAATCGTAAGAAATAGACCAGGAGATGACGATCATCAAAAATTAATGCATCTAGATACATACTTTCCTGCAATCAAGTTTTGGTGGTTTCCAAAGAAAGTCGATGATGGTCCATTAATGTTTGCTAAGGGTAGTACAAAATCAAACGAAAAAATGCAGATGTGGTATTATCAACAAAGTGTAAAAGCGTGTAAAAAAGAATACGAAGAGTGGAGAGCAAAAGATCATTATGAAGGATCGTTTAGAGTAAGTGAAGAAGAATTACAAGAGATGGGTTATGAAATGGAACCCATCTACGTAAACGAAGATACATTAGTTATTGCTAATGTTGGTGGTTTTCATTCTAGAGGTAATACAAAAGAATTGAATAGAAGAGTTGCTATTCATGGCAGTGTAAGATTAGATAATCCGTTGGGAGATACAATATATGTTAAAGATATACTCAAAAGTTTATCCAGATAAGTTATGTCATATGGTATATCGTTCTGACGATTTATCAGAGAATAGAGAAGATGTTGCACCAGAAGATCAATTTATTCAAGTCTCGGCTTTAAAATTAGAAGCAGGAAAGACGTTTCGACCACATAGACACATTTGGAAAAATGCCCCTAGAAAACAAGTTGTCGCTCAAGAATCTTGGTGCGTTATGGAAGGTAAAGTAAAAGCACATTTCTATGACGTGGATGATACTATTTTAGAAGAAATTGTTTTAAATTCAGGAGATATTTCACTTACGTTTGAAGGTGGTCACACATACACAATTTTAGAAAACGCTAAAGTTTATGAATACAAAACTGGTCCATATGAAGGTGTAGAAAAGGACAAGGTATTTTTAAATGGGAACGTATAACGTTCGTGGTGGACTAGGCACTCAAATACTATCACTTTATACATGTTACGCCATAGCTAAAGAAAATAATACAACAGTAAATAAAATATTGTTTAACACTGGTGGTTATTGGCAAAATTCAGATATTATAATGGATGAAGATCGTATCTTTTTCGACGACTTTTTGACGTTCAAAAAAAGACCAGAAATTACTACGGTGATTGGTACTAATAAAACCAATCCTTTCAAAGAACCTAATGTTTCTCTCTTACTTAAATGGTGGGAAAATATTAATGAATCTGAAGTTAGTTTAAATTTGAACGGTTGTGATTATGTTAATTCTGGTAAAACTGTGATTCATGTCAGACAATCAGATAGACCTTTGATACCAATTGAAGTATATGATGAAGAAATTAGATATCATAAAAATCCTATTATATTATCTGAAGACAAATCTGTACATAAAAGATATGGTATTACACCAACAAACGATACTATAAAAGATTGGATGACTATATATCAAGCGCATACTGTTATTGGAGGATTTTCTTCTTTTGCATTACTTGCTGGTATGTGGAATCCAAATCTAAATGTTTATTTCTTTAATAAACTTTTGGCAAATCCAAATGTATCATTCGATGTCTGGAATATTATACATAAATTTGTAGAAAAATTCCCTAACATTAATTGGACATAATATAATGGAGTCTTAAAAATGAAAACTGTTTTGATACTCGGTGGCAGTGGTGGTATCGGTAAAGTTTTAACAGAAATTATGAAGGATAAATATAATGTTACATCTTTATCATCTAAAAATTTAGATGTAAGAAATCGTAAAGAATGTGATATATATTTTAAAACAAATCATTTTGATATTGTAGTAAACTTAGCAGCGTATAATGCTAATGGTTTTACACATAGCATTGGTTATATTGATACTGCCAATCAAGTAGATACAAACGTTTGGGGTACTCTAAATGTAGTTCAACTTTGTTTGAAACATTTTATGAGAGAACGTGGTGGTAATATTATTCTTGCCTCTTCTATTCTAGCGGATAAAGCTCAAGTAGGAACTTCTATATATTCAGCAACAAAGGGATTTATAGAATCATATGTTCGTACCGTTGCCGTAGAAAATTTTAATAAGAATGTTTATATAAACGCTATTCAGTTGGGATACTTTGAAAAAGGTCTAACAGAAACTATTAGTGAAGATATTCAACAAGAGATAATGAAGAATATTCCCGCCAGACGATGGGGTAGAATTGAAGAAGTGTACAATACAATTGAATATATATTAAATACTAGTTATGTTTCTGGTCAAACACTTCGCATTAATGGCGGTCTGTTATGAATCCTGAATTAGTAGATCATGGTTCATTTTGTAAGTATAAATTAGAATCAACGTTTGGAGATTACGTTGTTCTAGATTATAACGTATTTTCTTCTGTTATTATGGATATTGGTGACTGGGTTCATATTGCTCCACAGGTTGCTATTATTGGCGGCAGGACTTCCAAGCTTGTTATGGGTCATTTTAGTGGTATCAGTGCTGGCGGCAAAGTTATTTGTGGTGGAGATGATTTTGCTTCTGGCTCTCTTATGAATCCACAAGTACCTAGTAAGTACCGAATTTCAAATATAACTACAGTAACATTTGAGCCATTTTCTTGTATTGGTGTCAATAGTGTTGTTATGCCTGGAATTACTCTAGGTGAAGGAGCAGTAGTAGGTTCAAACTCGACGCTTACTAAAGATGCTGAACCATGGACAATCTATGTTGGCAGTCCTGCAAGACCTGTAAAGAAAAGACCAAACGAACTTGCTTATAAGTATGCTAGGGAGTTAGGTTATGACTTTTAATAAATTCTGGAATAGTGAAGGTTATGATATCATTGATTTGGAGTTGACTGATGCCGAAATTAATGGTATAAATGATGATGTAACAAACATTCTAGCACTAGAGAATAAGACGATTCAATCTGACCATTATCAATATACACAGTGGCCCAGATTATTTGAAGCGTGGAAAAAGAGTAGAAATATCGCCAATCTCTGTATGAATGAAAAAATACTTCGTCGTCTAGAAAATTGGTATATGAAGAAGGCATTTCCGTTTTCTACAATCAATTTTACGGGCCCATCTAATCAACCTCTACATAGTGATTGTATTCATTTTCATACCATACCAGAGAGAATGATGATTGGTGTATGGGTTGCTTTAGAAGACGCGACTATAGAGAATGGTACTTTGTCTGTAGTTCCAGGTAGTCACGACTGGGATATATATAACTATGAATCTCTAGGCCTTCCACATCCAGACGATATAGATAATGGTGAAGAGATAAACTATAGAGAATATGAGAAGTTTATAGAGCATCTTGTTTTGATAAAAAAAGGAAAGAGAACTCCTGTTCCCGTGAAAAAAGGTGAAGCGATTATATGGGAAGCAAATCTTCTACATGGCGGCACATTTACGCCACACAAAGATAAAACGAGAAAAGCACAGGCGATACACTACTTCTTTGAGGGGTGTTCTGAGTACTATCATCCAATGTTCTCTAGACCTAGCGAAGGTAAGTATGCTAAAAAATGGTGTAACGAGAATAATAATATAAGAACATATCTGGAGGATATTGATGGTAGAATATAACGCATGGCCTATAGGACAACTACCTAAACATTTACAAAGACCAGAGCTAGACCAAATTAGAGAACTCGGTTACGATTGGAAAGATCCACGCGATATAGTAGATATGTTTGAAAAAAAGGTTGCCAAATACGCAGGATCAAAGTACGCGGTTTCTGTAGACTGTTGTTCACACGGTATCTTTCTAGCATTACAATGTATAAAAAGACACAGATCGAACGGCCGTAAAAATATATCAACTCTCACTATTCCTAAACACACATATGTTTCAGTACCTCAACAGATAATACATGCCGGATTTAAAGTAAAATTAGAAGATAGAGAATGGTCAGGTATATATCAGTTAAAACCTTATAGAATATGGGATGGAGCTACTCGTTGGCAAAGAGATATGTACATGGGTGGATTTCATATCGTTTCTTTTCAATTAAAGAAAAGAGTACCTATTGGTAGAGGTGGTATGATTTTACTTGACAATAAGAACGAATACGAGTATCTTAAAAAGATTAGATACGATGGTAGAGATTTAGATGGTAAATATGATGAAGATTCCTTTGAACACTTGGGGTGGCATTATTATATGACACCAGAAGACGCCGCTCGTGGTATCATTATTATGGACCAGACTCCTGAATATAATGATGATAGTGGTGGTTGGAAGAATTATCCTGATTTATCAAAAGCGAGGTTTTTTTAATGAAAGCGTTAATTACAGGTATTAGTGGACAAGACGGATCTTATCTTACAGAATATCTTTTAAGTCTTGATTACGAAGTACATGGTATTGTCCGTAGACATAGTGTAGCAGAAAATCAAAGCGCAAGATTAGAAAAATTCTCTGATAAAATTGCCGGTCTTCATTACGGCGATCTATTAGATGTACACTCATTATATGATATCGTTAATAAAATTAAACCAGATGAAATCTATAATTTGGCTGCTATGAGTCAAGTTAGGATTTCTTCTGACATCCCCTCTTTTACTATTAAAACAAATTCTCTAGGCGTTTTAAATATGCTAGAGATTACTAGTAAACTCTGCCCAGAAGCAAAGTTTTATCAAGCATCTTCTAGTGAAATGTTTGGTAACAGTGTAGATGAGGACGGGTTTCAAAGACTAACAACACCAATGAATCCTGTCAGTCCATACGGCTGTTCTAAAGTTCTTGGTTATAATCTTGTAAGACATTATAGACACGGATATAATATGCATGCTTGTAACGGAATTTTATTCAATCACGAATCTCCTAGACGTGGAACAAACTTTGTAACGAATAAAGTTGTGAAGAACGCTGTTCTAATCAAGAAAAACAAACTCAATAAACTTGAGATGGGTAATATGGATAGCAGTCGTGATTGGGGTCATAGTTCTGATTATGTTAGAGCAATGCACAAAATTATTAATCATAGTGATCCAGACGATTGGATTGTAGCAACTGGTAAATCCTATACTGTCCGACAAATGTGTGAATATGTCTTTGGCCGACTAGATTTAAATTATGAAGACTTTGTAGTACAAAATCCAAAATATATGAGACCAGAAGAATTGAAATATCTCTGTGGTGATTCAGAAAAAACTAGAAAGATACTAAATTGGAAACCTAATTATACTTTTGAGTTAATGTTAGAAGAGATGATAGAATATTGGATGGGTAAAACATGAAAATTGTTTTCGCCTGTTGTGATCCCATCTATTTAAAAGAACATGGAGAGGCGTTTGCTAAGAGTGCGATAAAGAATGGCGAAACACCTTGGATTCATATTCTTTGTGACGAAGAAACGAAACAAGAGATTTTAAATCAGAATTCTTTTGATTGGCATATCGGATGTCATTTTAGTTTTAGTGACATTGAACCAAAAGATCGCATGATGTATGCTTGTTCTAGATTTATCGTTGCTACTGATATAATTAGACAAGACAATGTTTCTGAAATGTTGATTGTTGATATTGATGGATTTCTAAGAAAACCTATTGATTGGGACGATTTTAAAAATTGCGATTATTCAATTTTCACAAGAGATCCGTTACCAGGAACAGTAGGATGGGAAAATGAGGGAACCCATGTAGCTGCTGGGGCTATGTATCTGAGAAAGTCTGGTTATAGTTTCATTGATACTGTGGCACATAATCTCATGGAAAATATCAAAAAGCATGGTTGTATTTGGTTTATGGATCAAGTCATTTTGTGGAAAGTTCATCAAAATATAAAAAACTTGAAGTTTGTTCAGATGCCCTCTAAGTATATTGATTGGGAGTTTAATGAAGACAGTATCATCTGGTCCGGCAAAGGTAATCGAAAAAATCAAAAAAACTATCTAGAGGAACGCAAAAGTGCAAGTTGACATATACATGCCTAGACTAGACGTTATGTTTAAAGAAGGTCCTGTTCCAGAACAAAGAGGACCTATTGCTCCAATACGAGTCCATTGGATAAAGTTTATTGAACAACTTTATAATGCTCATGATGTTTTAAAAGACGACGTAAGAGTTATTGAAGTTCCTTTGTGGCAGATTACGACTGAATTTGTAAAAGAACACAGCAAAGACGCTGATGTTTATTATATACCACACAAGATGGAACAAACTTGGTGGTTAGATAATCGTGTTAGATATTATATGCAGATGGTTATACCACATATCTTTTCTATTGATAGTAAAGGTTGGTGCGCTACCGCTTCATTTTATCCTATAGAAAATCTTAGTAAGAATACTGAAAGACATCATTTATTTGATAGAGTTAATTCTGGCGAGACAAAGTTTGATCAACCCAGTTCAAACGATACAGCTTTATCTTTCAAACCATATGTGTTCTTTCCTTGTCAAATACCACACGATGAGACTATCATATATCATAGTGACGTGAAAGTAGAAGAAGCTTTGGAAATGACCCTAGATTGGGCTTCAACGACTGCTAAGAAGGTTGTTATCAAAGGTCATCCTGTCAATCCAGGTTCTATGGAATCTATAAAAAAAGTTGCTAATCGTTATAACTGTGTTTGGGTAGATAATTTCAACATCTTTGATTTGATAAAAAATAGTGAAATGGTTGTGACTGTAAACAGTGGTGTGGGGTTAGAATCTATCTTAGCCGGCAAGAAAGTTGTCACATTTGGTAGGACGGATTATGATACCGTCACATGGAAGGTAAATCCTAAAGAATATCGTTATTCGTTATCTAATGCTTATAACACTGATTGGGTTAATTTTGAAAGATACAATAAATTCATTCACACTTGGTATGACACTCATTACGATTATACCAATCCAGAAAGTTTTAAAAAATTAAAAAATTTCTGTTGACATTTAATCAGCATGGTACTATAATGTAAATGAGTTCAGTTTCTATGGAGATCTATCTTATGAAACGACTGTTTGGGAAATATATAAAGGTAGTATAATGGAAAAGATAATTGTCGCTGATTGCGACGGTGTACTTCTGAATTGGGAGTACGCTTTTGATTGTTGGATGAATGAACGTGGATTCTTTAAGGGTCCGGACTCTGACCTCCATTATGAGATTGGATCTCGATATGGTCTCACAAAACAACAAGGTAAGAGTTTTATAGCAGAATTCAATCAATCTGCTGCAATTGGTTTTCTACCAGCCCTCCGAGATGCCGTTTGGTACGTCAAACGACTCCATGAAGAACATGGATATGTCTTTGATGTTGTAACCAGTCTCTCTACTGATAAACATGCTGCAATGCTACGTGAACGGAATCTTAAGAAGGTTTTCGGCGAGAACACTTTTCGTAATATCGTCTGTCTTGCTACTGGTGCTCGAAAAGATAAGTATCTTAAAGAACACTACGAAGATTCAGGATATGTCTGGATTGAAGATAAGGTAGAGAATGCAGACGATGGCTTTGATGTTGGTATGAAACCTCTTCTAGTAGAACATGGTTTCAATATGAATGAAAAGAATCTTTCATATCCAATCGTCAAAAACTGGAAAGAAATTTATGAAAGGGTAGTTACATCATGACTGATATTGATGAAAAATTACTGAAACAAATATACGACCTTGCCGGTGATATTAGATACGAACAGGTATACAACGAGGTACTTGATAATACAGTAAAACACATTGATAATTGTAATGGTAATGGTCTTATAGTTGCAGGTGTAATGTTAACCCAAGCATTGAGTATATACAAAACAATGTTGACAGAAGACGGATTTGATGATATAGTAGAAGGTATCGTGGCAAGCAAACGTCATGTAAAGAAGTTCAATGTTCCTACTACAACTAACAAAACGTTACATTAGTAAAGGAGTTGACCAATGAAAGTTTTTCTGATCATTTTAACCTCATTTGGCGGTCTTGCCGGTGATATTAGATACGAACAAGAAACATCTTCTTACCGAGATTGCACTATCGCCGCTGAATCTATCAAGAACAATCCTGGTAAGTTCTATCGTAATGGTGAAGAGTATACCTATAACCATATTGATGCATGGTGTGAATACCGATGAATATTTTTGCTCTGTCAATGTGTCCTGAAGAATCAGCACAGATGATGTGTGATAAACATGTTGTCAAGATGATTGTGGAAACTGCACAACTTCTATCAACAGCACATCGTATTCTAGATGGAGAACAATATACCGATAAGACTGCTAACGGTAGGTCTATCAAACGATGGCGACATCCTAATCATAATTTAGAATCTAGTCTCTACAAAGCATCACATGTCAATCATCCTTCTGCGATATGGGCACGTGAATGTAACAATAATTACATTTGGTTACAATGTCACTTTGAAGCCCTGTGTAGTGAATATACATATCGATATCACAAAAAACATTTGACAGAAGAAAAACTTGTTGATATACTGTCTCATGTACCAAATAATATTCAGCGAGCTAGGTTTACACCCATTCCGCAAGCAATGCCAGATAAATATAGAAGTTCTCATTTTGTAGATGCCTATAGGAGTTATTATGTCGGAGAAAAAGCAAGTTTCGCAAAGTGGACAAACAGATCCGTACCTCAATGGTGGAACGATCCCTCTTATAAATCATGATGAAACAGACGTACATTGGGTTGAACCAATGCAAGCTAAATGTCTGTTAGAAGCTCCAAACTCTTCATGGAGATACGCCCATATATACTACAGAGAACAAGCAGCAAAGTGGGAAGTGAAACTAAGAGCACTAAACAAAGAACGTATTTTACGACAACTAAATCATTTATGAAAGGAAACTGAATTGGGTAAGAAGAAGGCTTCAGGTAAACATTACGTATCTAATGGTGAACGTCCAAACGTTAACAGGTCTACTGTAAAGTCGGTTAGACGTGATATTACGCGATTGGAACGATTGGATAATATTATGAAGGCGTGGCGACGTTTAGAGAATCCTTGGATTACGATTCCTAATCCAAATACGAAGGAAACAAACAAACGCCATATTCGTGTTCGTACTAATGACTTGTTTGGAGATCCAAAGAGAGATTTTCGAATGGCGGTTAGTACGACATGACAAAGCTAGAAATATATACACAAAATGGATGCTCTTATTGTACAAGAGCAAAAACTCTTTATCTAAGTAAACATGAAATGTTTCCTGAATATGTTGAGTATAATATTTCTGAAAGAGAGGTTTGGAAAAACGAATTGAAAAAAAGAGTGCCAGATGTAAAAACTGTTCCACAGATCTTCATTAACGATAAACATATTGGCGGATATGATGAGTTCTGTGATTGGATTGATAATCATTATAGTTGGAGTTGAGGAGGAACAAATGACCAATTATTTTACAAAATCAGATAATCTTATCGATGCCGTTAAAATGCAAGAATTTGATCGTGATTTGTTGGTTCATGCTTTACGTACAAGTGTAGTTCGTCTTGAGTTTACTAAGAAAAGTGGTGAATATCGTGTAATGAAGGCTACTCTAAAGGAAGATATGATTCCATCAGAACATCAACCTTCAGGCGAAGGTGTTTTAAAGACGGCAGAAGTACGTCCAGTATATGATCTAGATAATATGGGTTGGCGATCCTTTCGTTGGGATAGTCTAAAAAATTGGGCGGATTGGGAGAAATTTGAAGAATTTGAAGTATAAACTAATATGATAATATGGAGGATATTATGTCAGATAGAAGAGATTATTACCCAGATTTTATAGATGAAATTTATGTACCAAGAAAAAACGAAATCTGTGAAGAATGTCAAAGACCTGCTATTACATCTACATTAGATAATTGTCATAGATTAAATTGTCCATATCACAAAGATTATTATACTGATTAAAGGTTTTTAAGAATGTCGTTAAAAGTAATTATGAATGAAAGCGAGTTAAACAATTCTATTGGTATTGAGACAAACGAATTGAATAGAAATGCTATGGGTGGCACAGAGATGATGCAACATGCATTGTATTCAAAGTTGTCAAAGGAGTTGTTAGATAGATTCCAAATTATTCCATCTAGAGTTAGGAATATTGATCCTAATCGTCTTCCTATTCTCTGGTTGCATGATTTGGCAGAAGACCCTGAGGCCAGGCACCTAAGTGATAGTGGAAACCGGAGCAGATTCAGACGACTTGTTTTTGTATCCCACTGGCAATTTACAACTTATCATAAAGTTTTAGGTGTCCCCTATAGCGATTCTATTGTTATTAGAAACGCTATTGAACCTATTCCTACTCACGAAAAATCAAAAGAAGGTCCATTGAGACTTATCTATCACACTACACCACACCGTGGTCTTGATGTGTTGTTAGCTGTTTATCAGAAACTATCTGAAAAATGGGGCGATAGAGTTCATCTAGATGTATATTCATCTTTTAATATCTATGGATGGCCACAGAGAGATGAACCATTTGAACAATTATTTCAAATTTGTCGTGATCATGAACATATCACATACCATGGAACTGTATCCAATCAAGAAGTAAGAGAAGCATTACAAAAAGCACACATTTTTGCATACCCCAGCACATGGCAAGAAACTTCTTGTATTGCTGCGATTGAAGCGATGAGTGCCGGTTGTTGCGTAGTTTGTCCATCTCTAGCTGCACTTCCAGAAACTACTTCTAACTTTTCTCTTATGTATCCATTTGATGAGGATAAGAATCAACACGCTCATATGTTCTACCAAGTTCTAAATGCGGCTATAGAATCATATTGGGAGGAAGATATGCAAACAAAATTGCAGTTTCAGAAACTCTACACAAACACATTCTATAGCTGGGATCTACGAGCACAAGAATGGGAGGGATTATTAAAATCCCTATTAGACCATGAAAAGTAATTATAGTTTGTTTAGAGGGTTATTCAAGGCTTTTCTATAGTCTTGTTTACCCTAGGTTCTTGAAGCAATGAGTTGCCCTGGATTGATGGGAGATGGCCGAGCGGGATACGTCAAACCAGACGATCCCTGGTGTGATGAGTTTATAGATTATATCGATACGAGATATGGTGGTCGTGTTGAGTTACAGCAGTTTCTCAAA